GAGTTCTTGAACTGTTCCGAGACGGCGCCTGGTCCGTGCTTTGGTACGAACCATTCTGGCTTGAACTTGAACCTTCCGGCAAGCCGGTCGGAGACTCTTTGGATGGAGTCGAGGATTCCAAGAATCCTTTGTCTATCTTCAAGAGAATAGTTTTTCGCCAGGCCATCTCCGTCATCGAAGTGCCTGTGACCCAAATCAACAAAAGTGGGATAACCACTAATGATGTTAAGGTCATCAGAGCCCCAAGACAGACGAGGATGATGGAGCTGCTTCTCGATGGATGCGAACTCAAGGTATTTCTCCTTGACAGCATCTACCGGGGCGTCGATTCGAAATTTCTTCGCAAACTTTAAAATTTGGCGAAGACAGCGAACCGGCTCAGCTCCAAATTCGTACCGGACACAACCGACTTCTGTAAAGATCTTTGAGAAAAGAGCCTTCAGAATGGTGCATTTATCCTTTCTCACGAAAGGCGCACCAGTCATCAGCGCTCGATCTCCTCCGTCCAATGCCCTTTCAAAGGCAGAGCATAGAGAAGGGAGTTCCACGAGTAATACTCGTAGACCCCTAGACTTTACAGACTTGGCGATCTTTTCATAATCGCAGTCGAGAGTGCCCTTACCAAGATCAAGCATTTCCTCAGTGTCCAATAACAGACCCCTAAGAATATGCAGGAGTTGGTTGGTAAGTTTTGCATTATCCATTGACACATCCTTTTGTCAGTGTGCACTGATGCTATTGCACCAGCCGAAATACCCCGTGTAGTAGATGTCCTTGCGGTTAGCTCTCGAAGTTGTTAAGCTTCGCGATGTTCCCCGCAGTGCACATCCCCGCGACTGCGATAAGGCTGTCATCGACAGCTGTAATATCATCAGTCGAATAGTGCGTAAGGGTTGCCGAAGCATCCCGAACGTACTCAGGGGTAGTGCTCGTTGCAAAGACCGTATGACGGAGAGAAATGTTATGGCGCCATTTGCGCCGCCCATCACTCTCAATCTTAAGTTCTTGCGAACGAATGAACATCTGGAACGACTGAGTTGCCTCAACAAGGCGATACTCAGAAGCTCCACGACCGGAATCAACGCGGACCAAGTTCTTGGCCACGCCTCCGATCGTTACGGCGGTAGGATCTGCAAAAGCCATAATGGCTACCTTTCTTTTGGGTTTAAAAAGACGACGAACCTCTAGCTCTCGTTACATTTAGAGCAGAGATAGTCGCCAGGTGGGACGGTTGGAAAATGTTAAATCCAGCGTCCGTGCGTAAGAAGGTGGGCACGAAGATGGCTCTAGATTTAGAGTCCCTTCTGTAACTTCCCGGCGTCGCAGTCAACCATGACTGAAACGCTGTAGGAGTACACTCCATCTCGGTAACAGTATGGGTCATTATAACAGCACCGGAAAATTGACATCCCTGTCGATTTCCCATGATGCTTATAATTGACCCGACGTTGAAGAACCAGTCGGATGCCCAAGTCCAAGGCAATGCATTCCACACTTGAAGTGGGAATTCATAGTCAAGGCCGAGAGCATCCCTTAGCTGTTCACGTCTGCTACCGGTTAGAGACGCACCAAACCTGATAGGATCAACATTCCACTGTGCAGCGTACCATTGCCTACCGGCAGTGGTCGTGTTACACGTACCAACAACCGTAGTTAAAGAAGACTGAAACGTCTGCTTGCTATGTTGTTGGTTGGAAAATGATCCTAAATCACCTTGTGTTCTAAGCTGACCATTTTTGACCTGCTTGAATTTCTTACGTCTCTTATCGAGATAGTCAGAAATGTCAATCATGTCGGAAAGGTCTTGAAAGAACGGACGCCAGCCAAAATCCCATAAGAGGTAATCTTGGCCAATGCGTCGCCCCGTATAATATTGGTGCAGTCGTCGATGAGTTACTTTCCATCCACGATGTGCCCAAATATTACGAAGGGCCAAGGCCCGTTCACGCATCTGTTGATACATGGACGGCATATCCTTCAGCTCATACAAAGCGTTCGGAATCGATACGCTAGGTTCCCCAGGATGCGAGTCAGCTATTGCTGATGTAGCATCCCTATAAGGGGTAAGCTGGGGGAGATGTGATCTAACCAGGACATTGAACCAATCAGCCGGGTAGGAAGTAAACTTCCTATAGTTTACCCCGACTGAATTATTAGAACCGTCCAAGATAATGGGATCATTTGTGTATTTGTTAAGAGTCAACGGATTATTTCCGTTAATATGACCAATAACATCATCACAAACTTCTCTCCAGCTCAAGATGGACTGAAACGAATCAGGCTGATTCGAAAAAGTCTTTGAGCCGTTGATATAGTTCCCATCACGAGTACGGTGTCTAATATCAAATGCCATGATTAGGGTTACTCCTTCAC